CTGTCTTTGATCTGGTTGATTGTTTCCGCAGCAACTCTGAAATCATTAAACTTGTTGAGTTGGAGAGTTGATACATCCCCTGCATTACCTTGTACAATAGCTCCGTTAGGTGACTCAGAAAGACTCTTGTGTCTTGTAGTTCCATTTGGGTTAACCAAGAATAACACCTTGGCTGCTGCTGCACTGCCTTCAACAATAGCTCTAGTAAGAGACTCAAGGGACTGCAAGTCACCAAGGTACTCTTCTACATATGAGCGTCCGAAGTTCTCTCCATCAACTCTACTGAATCTAAGAGGGATGTATGGGTTCTTATCAAGAGGGAAAGTTGTACCTGTCTCTGGAAGAATAACACCATTGATGTCCTGCTTCAGCATCCACTTGTCACCACGCTTACAAAGGGCAGTGTACAAGCTAACGTTGCCTCCATCACCTACTCCAGAGTCCTGTGGCTTCTGTATGGCTGCTTTAATATCCTCATCAAGAGCTTCGTAGTTGAGTGTTTCCTTGGTTGCTATCGTCAGAACATTATCCATAGGATCTCTTTCAATAACAAACCTATCCAACCTAAACACTCTCATGCCTCCGTTCTGATCCAAGTAAAGCAAACAGTTTCCTGTAACAATGAGTTGTTTGAGTGCTTCGTGAATAACCACTCGATAACGCTCCTTGGCTATCTCATCCATTACAGCGTCTTCTACTTTACGTAGTGCTGAATCTATCTCACTCACTACCTCCTCTGGCGCACCTTCTTGCTGTAGCTTGTTGGTGTCTACCTGGAGTCTAAAGAAACTTATGTTGGGAGGAAGAAGTGCCAACAATAACTTGGATGCAAGGTTGTTGACACCTCTGGCCCCCACGCCTTGAAATGGTGTATTGAGTCGTGAGTGTGATCCAAATCCTTCATCAGGTAAGATGTAAGGTATTGTAAGTTTGGAACACTGCCTAGCTCTATCCAGGTAACTATGTCTTCTGCCTTCAAGAACTGAATAGATCTGCTCGGCTGTTTGGTTTTCGTAATTCATATAAAAATTTTTTAGTCAGGTTGTACGAGGGCTTCGGGTTCGGGAGGATATGCCCAGTCACTAGGGAGATTCGTCAAGATCTCGTCTTCATCTGTGAGGATGTCTTTATCAACCGCAACAACTGTTGAAGAAATTACTTCGCCTTCCTCATCGGTTTCTGTTTCCGTTGTTGTTTTAAGTACAAGAGCAACTCTAGGATTCTCCTCTTTACTCTCAACTATCCAACCCCACCAGTACCTACTTCCAGTTCCGTTGAGTGACCAACTAAGTCCACGCATAGCTCCTGCCTGTTCACTGCGAATATGTGCTTGGTCTTCGTTGGCGTATATAATGTAAAATGGATCGGTCATGATTATTTTTTAGAAAATGTTATGGAAGTCATTCAGATGTTTTTCAATTGCAGCTTGATTGGAGTGCTGATCTGAATCAAAGAATATAATTTCAGAAAACTTAAAGTCTTCTAGGTTCCAAGCATGGGTAGTACCGAATGTGTTTCCTATGTTAACTTCAGGCCAACTCGTGGTTCGAGCCGACCTGTGATAAACAAGTTTTCGACCATTCAAAGCTGTATGCACATCATGCTCTGTCGATAGTGATACAGCACTGCCATTAACTTCTAATATTGGTGAGCCATAGACCCCTCTAACTACATCAACTCCACTTGAATCATCAAGAGCAACCCAACCATAATAAGTTCCATTGTTACTTGAAGGGTAGATATACTGGTTGTCATTGGCTTCTTGAACAAAGAATGCGTCAAGAGGATCAATTCCAGTAAGCCCTTGAAATACTAAGTTTCTTTGAGGACTTCCTGCAACAAACTCAATAGCAGGACTACTTCCAGATCTTACAAGCAACCCTGCATTATACAGAAGTGGTTGATGAGAAGTATTAGACTGAATAGCATCTTCCCCTCCTGTCTGGTTGTATAGCACGACAATTCCTGCGTTTCCGTCTCTTGCTGTGCCACTGGTCTTTTGGTACTTCTTTAACGTTGCTCCTGTATTGAACTGCGCTCCCCATATTAATAAGCCATCAGTTCCATTTCCTGCAAGACTCACATCATAATTACTATTAGAAGGGACTATGCTTATACTGGACATTGTAGTGGTCATTGTGTGGGAAAAATGCACCCTAAACCAACCATTCCCCACGTTTTCGATTCCAGATCCACCATTGCCATTAAAGGAATCAATCTGACCTGTTTGAAGGTCAACATTCAGTTTACGAGAAGCTGTGTCATTTAAGAAAAATACTAAATATCTAGCCCCTGCGTCTTTGACATACAAGCTTGCTGTGTAGGTGTTGCTGGCTGTGGCTGTGGGTGTCGTAGAAGGACGTAATAACTTTAATTCATTGCCACTATCGTTGACTATCTTAACCGCAGTGTTTCCCCCAAGAGGGTCTGTACCTGCGTTCAATGTAGGCGCAGGGTTTAGATTGGCATGCCAAGCCCAACCAGAAGTAAACTCTGAATGAGTAAACAAATTCTCACCGCCAACAAAGTCATCAAGTGTACTTTCGACAAATGTTAGTCCATCGTTACTCACCACTGGGGTGCTTATGTATTCGGAAGGGATTGGATCGAATTCTAGGAGACTTACGTTGTCGATTGTAAAAGAATAATCTCCTACTCCTGTGTCTCTTTCAAAACAAATTTCGTCTGAACCTGATGTAGCTATGAATGTTTTAGTAATTACTTGATCAGTTCCATCTAATGTTACTGTTCCAGTGCTTGCAGTGAGTCCTCCATTGTTACCTGCGTCATCTCGCACTCTAATTACTTTTCCACTTGTTCCGTTTACTGTAAAAGTAACCTTATAGGAGGCTCCTGCTTTATAGGTAAGAAGTTGGGCTGCTTTTGTATACGCCCCACCTACAACTGACATATTCAACTTGCCACCTGAAATAGTAACACCAGATGTTTTTGTCCAATCACTGTCAGTATCAAAGGTTCCATTAGTTATCTTCTCGGTTCCAGTGCTTTCGTAAGTGACTGTTTCCTCTCCTTGACCACCAAATATATAAATACCATCAGTACCATTTCCTGAATAAGTAGAAGCTCTACCTGCTGTGGGGCTATTGTATAAACCTATTACAGCTTCGGTGTTTCCTGATGCACTCGTGACATCACTTATTGAACACCTGTACCATCCTTCTGTGCCTACCTCTTCTATTTTAGCAACACATCCTCCACCTGTTGCGGTGACTGTTCCGCTTGTTAAATTAAAGTTAGCGTGGTTGTTTCCTCCTGCATAAGTCACGCTGCCGAGTATAAGCTGCATAACATCAAGTTCCCCCTTTTTAGCATAAATACTAAAACTGTAAGACTTTCCGCTTGATACCGCAAAGGTGTCAATAAGTAGTTTATTGTTGTTAGCTGTAGATGTTTCCGAATATTTGTAAGCGTTAGTGCCTCCAAATGGATCAGTGATGGTTGAAGTAGTAACAGCAGAGTTGATTTTAGTCCAAGCTGAGTTGCTGAAGTCTTCGCTGAAGGGGATCAAATTCTGTGAAGTATTCCGAACAACCGAAGACTCACTCACTCGATTACTAGCATCAAACATAACCTGTGCCTCGGTGTTGTCGCTTGAGCGTCTTATTCTTGCTGCGTACTGAGAAACGTTGCCAAGTTTTCTAAGAGAAAAGGCTGCTACAGGGGCTTGCTTGATGACTTCTTTGACTGAGACGTTGCTTACAATAAATGATCCTCCATTTCTCGCTGTGAAAAATAAATTACCACTGGAATTAGAATGAGTGAAGGTGACATACTGGGAACCATTTCCAGTAATGCTATAATAGAGTCCACCTCCACCTAAATTATTAGTGATCCACCTATTACCTGTGCCATTATCTGATGAAACATCAAAGGTCAGAACGTATGTCTTACCCTCTGTTAGAACATCTTGAACGATATAGCTAGTTTGTGAAGTGCCGTCAATAGTGGCTGAGTTGGTGGACGTATTGATTGTTGCATCTCCGTTTGTTGTCCAAGCACTCGTATCATCAAAGTCTCCATTAGTTATTAACTCGCTTCCCAAAGTAAACTTAAACTTCTCAAGAAATAGCTCCTCAAGTTCTGCACCTGTTAGTGGTCTTGTAAGTTTCGCAGTAAGAGGCGTTGTCAACTTGGATGACGGCCTACTAGCTGAAGTACTGCTACTTGAAGAAGAAGAAGAGGAAGACGATGAATAACTCATTGAAAAATTTTATGATTAATCGAGTGGTGAAATAGCAACGTAAAGATCGTCTCCTGAGTCTCCAGATCCTCCAGAAACAACAAGCTGTATCTCAGTCTGTGTTGATGTAAAGACACTTCCTCCTGGTGCTGTAAGTACTGCATCAGGTCCAATGGTTACAAACGCATCCCCTACTTTGTGTTGTAGAGTGAGTGTTCTACCAGAACCAAATGTACCACTTGCAAGGAAACAATAAGATCCTGCTTTGGTCTTGTTGACCGCTGGAGTGCTTGTTGCGTTAAGTGTTCCGTTACCATCACTGTCCAGCGTAGTGCTGTTTTTCAGGTTAATGTTAGTTATGTATGATGATGCCATAATAATAATATATCTCTTCTAATTTTTAATAGTTTACGTTTGCTCCGCTTCCTTCACTCGGAAGGCTAACTGAAGGTCTTCGGATTGTAAGGGAAGATGTGCCTCTTCTACGTGGATCTTTTTTCTTTTTCCTCTTGTCCTCTACCTCTTCAGCAACAGGCGTTGGTGGTGGTGGGGCCATTGGTGCTGGCTGGTTTACAATTTGAGGCGAAGGCATCCTAGGTCTTCCTATACACATAATTTAATCTCGGTTGTTTGTTAAAATATTTTCGTTTTGCTCTGCGTTTTTTGCTCGCAGAAAGTTTACAATGTTACGTTGTCCAAAGTAATAATCCATATCTCGCAGATTATCCTTTGGGCTAAATTCTTTCGGGGGGAACAACTCATCCAACTCATTCACTAACTCACTTGATACAATTGGAAAAGGTTTGATAGTATTATCCATGTTCTTTAGGCTCTCTTTATCTTCAGCTTTACTCTAGCTGCTTTTGTGTTAGCTACAAACTGTTTGCCCTTTGAGCCTTCTCTCTTCTTTTTCTTTGCAGTAGTTGCTCTTTGAGACTTGGAAAGACTTCTGGCCTTTGACATAGGAAGACATCTGTCTGGGTTCTTTTTGTTCTTGCTAGTTCCGCATGGGCCTTTGATGCTTCCATCGGTTCCTATGCGTACCCAGTTTTGTCTTCTCCACTTTGCTAACTCACCCATATATTCCTATTTCTTTTTCCTAATTTTTAATTTCTTTCTCTTGCTCCCTTTGGCGTAGTTTGGGTCTTTGCAGTACTTAGACGCTGCCATGTTAGCGTAAGCCGAAGGGTACTTATCAAACGTTCTCTTGGCCCAGGCTATTCCTTTAGGACATATTTTGTTTCCCATTTTTTTTCTTTTTCTTCTTCTTGAGGGCTGCAAAGTCAGCTTTAGTAATCTTGTTTTTCGGATTAGCTGCTGCTGCTATCTTGAGTTGGTTTCTTGTTAACTTCATTACTTGCCTACCTCCTTCATGGCTTTCTTATGTGCCTGAGTGAATGTCATTCCACCTAACATAGACTTACGCATGGAAGCGAGATGCTTTTTCGTATGGTGCTTTGCATGCCTCTTCATGGTTTTTTCCTGCCTAATACTTAAACTTTTCCTTGGTGTTTTCATTTCTTTGGTTGTTTCTTACCATATTTGGTAGGTTTCTTTTTCTTTGCCTTCTTAGTTATTGTAAGAGAATTTCTTTTTTTACCCGATGAATAATACATAATTTTTTTTTAAATCAACATTTCCACCTACGCAGGGCAAGAGCTTTTCTAGTAGGTCTTCCTTTTGAGTCTTTCATTGGACCCTTAACTCCTGACATTCTTGCACAAAAGCTACGCTTCCTTGCGCCTCCTCCTGGTTGTGGAGCCTTTAGATTAGAACCTGTTTTCCTGTTGTAGTAATCCCTACCTTTTTTAGTAAGACCACCCTTTTTGGATTTGTGTTCTTTTCTTAATGAAACCTTTTTTCGTGCCATACGATAGATGTTTATTTCTTCGTATACGAATACAAACCTAAATATCCCTTAATTTATCGGGTAGCTTACCTTGCTTAACCCACTCATCTGTTTGATATAAACACATGGCATTCCAGATCACTGCACTAAGGTGATCTTCATCCTCAAATCCTTCCATATATGCCCAGAGATGTCGGTAAATAGCGTCGATGTATCTACTGTAGAACTGACCCTTCTCCCAGTTGCGTGAACCATACTTGTTGGCTCCGTCCTCGAACCTGCGACTTGTGGCCTTCAACGCAGAGATGGGAAGTTGGTTAGGAAGACCTTTGCCTTTCATTGAATCCCTTACCGAACCTGTTTCAAACTCAGTACGTTCTCCACTATCTGGCAGTTCATTTACTTTTTCGTTGGTGGTGTCCATAGTCTTATTTCTCCTTCTTTTTCGTTATATTCACTTAGGCTTCTCAAGATGTATGAGAGCCTTGCATTTAATAAAGCTTCTTCTTCGTTCTGACCTTTTGATTCATAAGCATCCACAACAGTCCTCC